CCAGAGAATTTAATGCTAAAATTATACGAGTTAGCACACAAACAAGACATTACACTCAATCAATTAGTTGAAAACATTATTAAGTTCGAAATAGAAAATAGAAAAAATGCAGCGTAATTATAAAGACGGTATTAAAAACGATGTAAATTTTTTCATCGGAAATGAAGTTGAACACACTCCTGCATTCGGAATGCGTACAATGTTTGTTACTGGAGTACACAACATAGACGATATAGAAAATATCGTTAATGAAGAAAATTCAAAACTAGATAGATCATATCACATCAAGCATATTTTCTTTGGGGCTAATCATAGTTTCAATCCTCAAACATACGAGGAACATAAATTATGGGAAGAAATGATATTTTATTTCCTCAGAAAAGATTATCTGTGTTCTCTTGATATTCCTATAAATCAAGTAGAGGAATTCCATGAATCAGGTTACTGTGAATATGATAATTTTATTCCTCAAATTCGTGTGCCGATTCCATATATAAAACTATGGAACTATAACACAATGGTTAAAATTGATGATAAAGATTTTAAAGCAACTAATCCTGGCGTATGGTCACACAGTCTACATACGCTAATGAATCGTAACAAATTTACAGACTGGTCGCAATACAATAATGACGAGATCGTTAAATGATTATTAAACAAGATGTACGTCCAAATAAAATGATTTGGGTTACCTTTCGTAAGGAAGGGATCCATTGTTACCCGGCAGCAGCCACAGACACTAACCTAGCAACAGGAGATGAATATGATGTATCGTTCCTTGCTCATCCTCACCGTCATATTTTTCACTTTCGTGTGTGGATCAGCGTTACTCATAACGACAGAGATATCGAGTTTATCCAATTTAAAAGATGGCTTGAAAAATTGTATAATAGCGAACAAGCTGTATTGTCGCTAGATCATAAAAGTTGCGAAATGATGTCAGATGAATTGTATGACATGATTTCCAATAAGTATCCAGGCAGAGAAGTTTGGATTGAAGTCTCCGAAGATGGAGAAAATGGTAGTTTTATCAAATATTAATAATTAACAACTAAGGAAAAATATGTCTCAAGAACGTCTTAAAAAATATTTTGTTATGAAACCTGAAGTAACAAAAATTTTCGATGATCTAGAAGCTTATCATAATTTTTGCAGATTCGAATTGCTGCCTTTTAATCCGGCAGATCTATATAACAAATCAAGCACTATCTGGAATCAATATCTGCAATCAACTAGACCTCGTAGATGGAAAAACGACAGACCTGGATCATATAACGGTCATAAAAAACACTATACAAGATAATGACAGTCTATATAGTAGATCTTGAGGCAGTAGAAACAAGGTATACTGCCCAATGGAAATCTCATTTACCTAGTATTTTAAAAAAGAAAGGTTATGATGTTCAAGTTATATCTGGCCCTGAGGATATTCCTAGTGCCACTACTCCTGGCGCCTTCCTTAATTTTGGCGGCACTAATGTCTATAAGTCTCGTCAAACTGAAGAGATTAGTAGACTGTTTACTACCGGTAAGATAAAATCATTTGATCACTTTGTGTTTACTGATGCCTGGCATCCCGGTATCATTAATTTAAAGTATATGAGCAGTCTGCTTAGTGTTCCAATTAAGATACACGCACTATGGCATGCCGGCAGTTATGACCCTCAGGACTTCTTAGGTCGTCTAATTGGTAACGAACCTTGGGTAAGACATGCCGAGAAGTCATTTTTTTATGCTATTGATTATAATTACTTTGCTACAAACTTTCATATTGATATGTTTGTACGCAATTTATTGAACAACGGGCTGACGGAAAATCCATGGCTAGAAGATGATTTGCAGGATGCGTTAAAGGGTGATTGGCCTAATGTTGTACGCACAGGATGGCCTATGGAATATTTTCATGACATTTTCACACAATATCAAGGAATGCCTAAGCGTGATTTAATTCTCTTTCCTCACAGACTGGCTCCCGAGAAGCAGGTCAATATTTTTAGAGATTTAAAAGAACTGTTACCACAATATGAATTTGTAATTTGTCAAGAACAAGAATTAACAAAAAACGAATATCATAACTTATTAGGCGAAGCTAAGATTGTGTTTAGTGCTAACCTACAAGAAACCCTAGGCATCAGCTGTTATGAAGGATGCGTACTCAATGCTATTCCTATGGTTCCAGACAGACTTTCATATACAGAAATGTATTTTGACACATTCAAATATCCTAGCAACTGGACAGATACTTGGGACAATTATTTGGACCATAGGCAAATGTTGGTAAAAACAATAATAGATCATATGACTTTTTACGAAACTAGACTGCCAATGTTGCATAAACAAACGGAGGCATTACGTGAGCAATACTTCGCAGGAACCAATTTATACAATAACCTTAGATGAACTTGAGCCGTTAAAGCCCGAGGACATTACTGTTACTTGGGATATGAATAGTCTTCCAAGTTTGACTACATCAGACATTATAACATTAACAGGTACACCTTATAATTCAGGATCTTATACAATAGGCAATATAGAAACAGTAGATTTATCTGGTATTGATTCTTTTACTACTTTTAGTAATTTTTATAAAGACGAGTTTGATGGTAGATTTCCAGATTACGAACGTGTTCAAGAAATGTGTAAAGAATATCCTGGACTGGAAATCGCATATCGAAAATTTAAAGAAGTTTATAAAATGGTTAAAGAAGATTTTGACGGAAAAGAAAGAGAACGTAAAGGATACAAGTAGTATGACGACGTTTACTATACCTACCACAACTACTGGCCAAATTTATGTGTCTGCTGGTAACGGTGGAAGCGGTGGAACAGGTTCGTTTACTACAAGTACAAGTACAACTACTCAATTCAATAACAGTAAGGGCAAACCTGTTATGGAAATTCCAAATAGCGACGACCCTAGTATCAAAATTAACGGCAGAATAGAATGGAATGGTGAAGACCTCCATAATAGATTAAAACGAATAGAAACTATGTTGAACATTCCTACAAGAGATGTTATAATGGAAGAGAAGTATTCAAAACTTAAGAAGATTAATGATGAATACAACAAAGCGTTAGCAGAATATAAAACTTGGGAAACTTTAAAGGGGTCAAAATGATTGAACAATTAATAACAGATCAAGCTGCATGGAAGCTTCGGTTAAAAATTAACGACTGTGTAAAGCCAGACGGCTTTAACCATCTTATGTTTACTGGAGAACAGTATAACGACGAAGGTGAATTAACTAATACTAGCACTTACGATTTTTTCCTTAGCAAAGAGGAAATTGGAAAGCTTTGGACAACCTTAGCAAACGGTGTACGATGAAAAAAATTTACTTAACTTGGAGAAACGTTCAAGGACACGTTCTTGAACTAGCTAAACAAATTAACAATGATAATTGGCGTCCGGATTATATTGTAGGTATTACAAGAGGAGGTGCTGTTCCAGCAGTAATGCTTAGTCAATATCTTGATGTTCCTATGCGACCATTACAGGTCAGTTTACGCGACGGTGGAGATTGTGTCAGCGACTTAGGTATGGCCGAAGATGCATTTGGTTATGTTCCTGAAGAAGTACGAGGGGAGTCAGGTACTCAAACTGATCCTGCTTATCGAAAAAAAATTCTTATTGTTGACGACATCAACGACACCGGTGCTACTATAGCGTGGATTAAGAAAGATTGGCCTAGCGGATGTTTACCAAATCACTTTGCTTGGGATACTGTTTGGAACAATAATGTTCGTTTTGCTGTAATTCATAATAATCTTGCCAGCAAAGAAGAAGTAGATTACTCAGCTAATGAAATTAACAAGGCTGAAGAGGATTGCTGGATAGTATATCCTTGGGAGAACTTTTGGCGTGGATAATAAAGAACTAGATCGTTTCTGCTGTAATTGGGATATTCAATTGAGGCCTAGTTCACGCACTATTAGAAAGGCTAAACCACCACAGGTTAGCACTTATCAGGATGCACATGATTTTTATTTTGCTACAGAAGATTTAGAGTGTTATGATATTCTAATACCTAAAGATAACTTTCATGCCTTAGCCGAAATTGATCAAAGAATGAATGACGTAATTGTTAAATCTCGTGGAGATCAAGATTACATCAATCATATAAAGCGTAAAGAAATGATTGAGATTAAAGCAAGAAATAATAACCCTGCTGTTAAAAAGGCCTGGGATAATTATTCTACATTAATGAATATGGTTTGGAACGAGTATGCTGACAGATATTGAAAAGGCCTTAAATGAAAAAAGAGCACCGTGGACAGAAATTGAATACAGAACTAAAGACTTCTGGGTCTTCAGAGACGCTTATGCAGTTACCCCAGGGCATTTGTTATTTGTGCCTACCCAAGAAAACTGGACTAATCTCTGGGAGTGCTACAAAGCAGCCTACAAGTTCGGACACGAGGGTGTTGAAGCTGAAAGGTGGGATGCTTTTAACATCGGCCAAAATGTTGGAGAAGCAGCTGGACAAACAGTGATGTATCCCCACGTACACATGATACCACGACGTATAGGCGATATGGAGGATCCAAGAGGTGGAGTTAGACATGTTATACCCGAAAAAGGAAACTATAAAAAATCCACACACAGTATGGATCAATTGGCAGCACCCTGATATGCCGTGGACTGAAATCTGTGCTAAGGTAATGGAAGTATTTGGATTACCTGGTCACAGATATACTAGTCATCCTACTACACACTTTATGACATTTACATTTAAATCAGAAAAAGATCGTGTATTATGTGAAATATTATTAAGCGAGTATTTGTAATGTATGAAAAAATAGGAATTATTGGTCATGGCTATGTTGGAGAAGCAATAGCACAAAGCATAGTGCCTCCATTTCAAGCAGTTATTATTGATCCAGCCAAGGGATGGAACACAACTTACTATGATCTAAAAAAAGAATGTTCTTGTGTGTTTATATGTGTCCCAAGTCCGCAAGGTGCAGACGGACAATGTGATACTAGTATTATTGAGAGTGTTTTAAAAGAATTGCAATTTGGATTTACTGGAACTATTATTAGTAAAGTAACTGCGCCGCCAGACTTTTACGAAGACTGGGGTAAACTGTTACCTAATTTAGTTTACGTTCCAGAATTTCTTAGAGCCTCATCTGGTATAACAGACTTTGCTAGAGCAGAATGGACTATAGTTGGCGGCACTGTTGGTGCTTATCAAAGAGAAGCAATAAGAATTATTAAACAACTGCAAACCGAACTTAGGCATATTGAACTATGCGGTATCGGTGAAGCAGCATTTGTCAAATATTCCATTAACAGTTTCCTTGCTACAAAAGTTGTCTTTATGAATGAACTATATCAATTATCCGATAAGAAAGGTTACAATTGGAGGCAACTGTCTAATTTGATTAATATGGACAAGCGCATAGGCGATAGTCATATGCAAGTGCCCGGGCCTGACAAGTATTATGGGTTCGGTGGAGCATGTTTTCCTAAAGATACAGAAGCACTATTAAAATATGCAGATGATCATAGTGTAAACCTAAATACTCTTGATGCAGCCGTAAAGAAAAATACTCTTTTAAGGTTGACTAAACCTAAATAACATTGTAAAATAGCAATAAAGGAAAACTTATGGTATATAACAAAATGTATGAAAGCAACGACGAGACTGGCTTAGATGCTATGGCCGGAGATGGTGGCTACCAAGAATCAACATTATCTGCTGTACTACGTGCTAAAATGAAAAGAGAAGGAAAGCGTTTCTGGGCAGGAGACAATATCAGCGACTATCTTCATGACAGCGACAAAGAGCACTTAATTAATGAAGCTACAGAAGCATTTGAAGGTGTACTAGACACACTGCTGATTGATCGCGAAAACGATCCTAACAGTAAAGGCACAGCCCGCAGGCTTGCTAAAATGTATTTCAACGAAATAATGGCAGGAAGATATGACCCGGCGCCGGACTGTACAGCATTTCCTAACGATTCAGAAGAACGATATGAAGGAATGTTAGTAGTACGTAGCGAATTAAGAAGTATGTGTAGTCATCATCATCAACCAGTTAATGGTGTAGCATATATTGGTATCATTGCTGCTAATAAACTTATTGGCTTATCTAAGTACACTCGAATCGCTCAATGGTGTGCTAGACGCGGTACTCTACAAGAAGAACTGGCCAACGATATTGCAAGAGAAATTAGTCGAGCTACTGACGCTAAAGATGTAGGTGTGTACATTCAGGCCACACATGGCTGCTGTGAGAATCGAGGTATTATGGCACATAGTAGTCTTACACAGACTACAGTATTAAAAGGTGCGTTCAAAGATGATCAAGGCACTAAAAAAGAATTCTTTGATAACATCAAACTACAACAAGATTTTGCTCCAAGATAATAAAATGAAAGAAACTTAAATGTGACTTTAATTAACAAAGATGATATAATAGAAGTAGATGAAGATCAGTATCTTTGTTTAACAGGAACACTTGAAGAACAATTTAGTTTTCAAATTATAAATGGAGAAAAATGGGATCTACTAGGAGATGAGGAATTTCCTGTCGACTGGTGGCCCGAAAGAAGAGAAGCTAACGATTACTATATTGGATGGACTGCCGAAGAATTTTTATTATGGGGGCATTCGCCGTTAATAGATGATCTATGCAACTATCGTAATTTATTAAACAAGGAGAAATAAAATGAATATAGGCGACAAGCTAGCAAAAGTAGGAGATAGTTTTACTATCAATATGTATGACAACGGATTTATGGTAGAAGTGTCGGGACGTAATTCCGACGGCGACTGGGCAACTGCTAAAGTACTTTGTCAAAATTTAGAACAGGTAGTTTCTATAGTTACTGAAGTTTCATCAATGGAAAGAGAGTAATGGACAAAAAAGTCGAAGATGTTATTCATAGGATGAAAAATCTTAGAGAGTACAAAGTAGTACGTAATGTCTCCGAAGGATTTGTTCTTAATGGCAAGATGCCGTATGATGTTAAGCTTGACAAAAACAATGTATTGACAGTAACATTAATGGCTGTTGATAGAGAAGAAGCAGAACGTCGCGTTAGCGAATTTATTGCAGGAATGAACGATGATTAAAAAATGGTTTAAGAAAAAATTCAGAGATTGGTCTAAGGAAGCGTGGGACGCCGGTATGGAAAAATCACAATCTTTAGGCATTGGTATTCCTAACAGTGTTTATGAAACTCGTCAATTGAATAGCGATGCTGTTTTACAGTTTACTGTATACAATGCTGTTGGCGGTAAAGTAGTAGAATTTAGATATCATGATCGTAACAGTGATCGTAGTCATAATCAGATGTATGTTATTGGTAAGGATGAAGACTTTGGAGAGAAAATAGCTAAGATAGCCACATTAGAGGTATTAAAGCAATGACACCGCAGATACCTGCAGAAGGAATTTATAAAACGGGCGAATGGGGGGACTCAGTGTCTTACCGTATTGCCTGTAATTGTCACGATGCAAATCATTCTCACGATCTTTGGGTAGAAGCCAGCGACATAGGTATAGATATTACAATCTATACCACAGTTAAATCTAAATGGTGGTCTATTAATCGACTAAAACAAATTTGGATATTATTAACTAAGGGCTATATAGAGACAGAGTCGTCGATTTCTCTTACAACACAACAAGCTCTTAATTATTCTGAAGTTTTAAAATCTTCTATAGAATATGTAGACAAATTAAGAGAAAGTTATATTAGAAAGAAAAAAGATGAGTAAAATAAAAATAGCAGAGCTTTTTTATAGCATACAAGGCGAAGGACGCTTTATGGGTGTTCCTTCTGTTTTCTTACGTACATACGGTTGTAATTTTAAATGCGCCGGATTTGGTATGCCACGCGGTGAGATTAGTATTGAAGCAGATGATATTGCATATACACATGCCAATATTGAATCTTTTCATAAGTACGAAGAACTGCCGTTAGTTACTACAGGCTGTGATAGTTATGCAAGTTGGCATCCAGCATTTAAAGATCTAAGCCCTATGCTAACTGTAGATGCTATAGTTGATAGAATAATGGAATTACTTCCTTATAATAAATGGCGCAGTGAGCATCTTGTTATTACAGGCGGTGAACCTTTGCTAGGTTGGCAACGTGCTTATCCAGATTTGTTAAGTCACGATAAAATGAAAAAATTAAAAGATATAACATTTGAAACAAATGGTACTCAAGAAATATCTAAAGATTTTAGAAAGTACTTAGAAAAGTGGACACACAAACAAGGGTATCACAATCTTACGTTTAGCGTGAGTCCAAAACTAGGTGTAAGCGGAGAGAAGAAAGAAGACGCTATACGTCCAGATATCGTTAGAGAATATGAAGAACTAGGACACACTTATCTAAAATTCGTAGTCGCCACTGAAGAGGATCTTAAAGATGCAGAACAGGCAGTTCAAGAATATCGCGATAACGGTTTCGAAGGTCACATTTATCTTATGCCTGTCGGGGGTGTTGAACGGGTGTACAATCTTAATAATAGAACAGTGGCACAGATGGCAATGCAAAAAGGATGGCGGTACAGTGATCGACTTCAAGTGCCGTTATTTAAAAACGAATGGGGAACCTAATGAAAAACTTTATTAAAAAAATAACGGGCATCGAACGATTAGAAAAAGAAAGAGCTGAATCATTAGCTCGTTTAGCTGAAGCTAAAGCTAGCGAAGAAGCAGCTAAAAAGGCAGAAGAAGAAGCTCGTCAACAAGAAGAATTGGCTAAAATGACGCCAAAAGAACGAGCTACTGCTAACCAAGAACCTTATATTGCTGTTTTAGATACTAAGGTCAATCCAGAAAATCCTAGAAATGGCTTTTTTGAACTTGACTGGAACGAATACTTTATTGTACAATTAAGACAAGCGGGTTATGGTTTAGATGGTGATCCAGACGAGCTTGTTGTTGATTTATGGTTCCGTGACCTTGCTCGTAATATCTTAGCCGAAGAAGGTCAAGATATTACTCGAGGAGCCGGATATATTAACGTTGTTCCAATTTCAAAAGGCAAATTAGAAGTTTCATGACATATATTCTAGTAGATACTGCTAATACATTTTTCCGTGCTAGGCACGTAGTTCGTGGAGATGCTGATACTAAACTTGGTATGGCTCTCCATATTACTTTTAACAGTATTAAAAAGGCCTGGCAAGATTTTGAGGGCAAGCATGTTGTATTCTGTCTTGAAGGTCGATCATGGCGTAAAGACGTTTATACGCCCTATAAGGCTAATAGAGCCGAAACTCGAGCTGCTATGACTCCAAAAGAAGCAGAAGAAGATAAACTCTTTTGGGAAACCTTTGATAAGTTTAAGGAATTCATTACTGAGAAATCTAATTGTACTGTGTTACAACACCCACAGTTAGAAGCAGATGATCTTATTGCAGGATGGATACAAAGTCATCCTCACGACAGTCATGTTATTATTAGCACTGACAGCGACTTTGCACAACTAATTTCTCCAACTGTTCGGCAATACAACGGCGTAGCAAATGTAACTACTACGCACAAAGGATATTTTGACGATCGAGGAAAAGAAGTAATTGATAAAAAAACTAAGCAGCCGAAGCCGGCACCTAATCCACAATGGCTGCTATTCGAAAAATGTATGCGAGGTGATACAAGCGATAATGTGTTTTCAGCATACCCAGGAGTTCGCGTTAAAGGAACAAAAAATAAAGTAGGACTAACAGAAGCGTTTGAAGATAGAAACTCAAAAGGATTCGCGTGGAACAATCTCATGTTACAACGTTGGATGGATCATAACGGTGTTGAACATAGAGTGCTCGACGACTATAATAGAAATGTACAGCTCTGTGATCTAACTGCACAACCTGATCATATTAGATCTTTGATTAAAGAAACTATTCATGCACAGACTAGTTCTCCTAAGAAAATTGACCAAGTTGGAATTCGAATGTTAAAATTTTGTAATTTATTTGACTTACAAAAAATTTCAGACAACATTCAACAATATGCAGAACCATTCGCTGCCAAATATACTAGTAAAGAAGTTGAACTAATTTAAATCTATAAAGGATACAAATGAATTTAAAAGCTAAACCCATTATAGAAGGAAAGTATTGGATAATAGAAAAAGATGGTGAAAAGGTTGCTATCTTACATAAAAAAGAAAACAACAAGTTTATGTTAAGTTCCAAAGACGGCGAAAAATATTTTAATCGTAAAGACGAACTAACTAAAATTTTTGGAAAAGATTTCTTTGGAAAATCTATCAAAACTAAAATCTCTTCAATAGAAGTAAGAGATGTTTACGGATTTCCTACACCATGTCATCCATACAATCCTCTTTTTGATATTAAGAGAAAATTACCTTTGTTTACAAAGAGTAGTCAAAGTAAAAGTTTATACTGTGCAGGATATTATACCATTAGATTTGATAAAGGATGGGTAAAATCGTTCTGTCCTAAACTAATCACTATTGAAAGATATGAATCCAGAGGACCTTTTAAAACTGAATTAGAAATGAAACAGGTACTTAGTCATGCAAAATAATACTATTAACACATTACCTATTCAGCAGTTTATACAACAGGTAAGGGCTGCAGAACTAAGCCAACAAAGAGAAATTAAGTTAGATATAAAAACTGCTAAAAATTTAGCATTTTGTTTAGGTGAAATTAGTGCTAAACTGCTGCAAGACTATACAGAAGTTCTTTCTGCACTACAAAAAACATCTGGAGAATCGGTTACTATAAAAATGGACGGTGGTGGTTTTTAACTAAAAAATGGATAAATATATACGTACATTTCGGAGACGTATATATGTCGAGACCAAAACCAAAAGTTCTTCTGGAACAAGTAAATAAAAAAAATTATAAATGCGATCAAATTTTAGAAGCAGAAGCAGTTTGGGCTGTCTTCTATAAAGGTAGTCCTTTCAATTTAAAAAGTTTTAATAGTTTAACTAGTTACCCTGGACCAAAATATAAAAAAGTCAGTTTTAGTAACCCCGGACATGCACACAATCTTGCTAAAAAATTAAATCAAATGTTTAATTGTAAAGATTTTCAAGTTTATAAATTAACATCCGGCGATCCAGTTAAATGATAGCCAAGGAAACATACACAAAAATTTTTCTTAAACAAAAAGAAAAATCTTGTGATCCTGCTAACATAAAAATTCATATGTTCAAATGGTGGCAAAGTCACCGTTCAAAAAAAGAAGGCGGATTGAGATTATCCGATGAAGGATACGATTTCTTAACCAAAGAGCTAGAGTTAAGAAGTTACGAAGTTAAGTTCACTGAACCAATCGAACTAAGTCCCCAAACAATCATATTTTTTGATAGATATATTGATTGTCCTTATTATCTTACTAACAGTTATTTGGTTGTTTTTTCTGAAAAAAAAGCTTTTGAACTTTACATGTTTTCGGACGACATTCGAAAATACGGATTGGTTAAAGCTATGAAAAACAGAGAAGAAGTCCAAAATGGCTAAAAAGTATTTGACAGTTGCCTAACTCTGTCATATAATACTGACTGTAACACAATTTAACCACAATTTTTTTAAAGGATAATAAATGAGCGAAATCTCATCTCGACAAGTTGGACCCAATGCTGCTAAAAAAGGTTTGCGTAAAGCATTCAAGCACAAGCGTCCTGTATTCCTTTGGGGACCTCCGGGTATCGGTAAGTCGGACATTATTAAGCAGTTGGGCGTCGAGCTTGATGCTCATGTAATTGATGTTCGTTTGAGCCTCTGGGAGCCGACTGACATCAAAGGTATTCCGTACTTTGATTCTAACAATAGTACAATGGCATGGGCTCCCCCATCTGAATTGCCCAGTAAAGCACTAGCATCAAAATATAAAAATGTCATTTTGTTCCTAGACGAAATGAATTCTGCGGCGCCCACAGTACAGGCTGCTGCCTATCAGTTGATTCTTAATCGTCGTGTTGGCACATATGAATTGCCTGACAATGTTTTTCTAGTTGCCGCTGGTAACCGCGAAAGCGACAAGGGTGTTACTTATCGTATGCCTGCTCCATTGGCGAACCGTTTTGTTCACTTGGAAATGCGTGTAGACTGGGACGACTACTTTGGTTGGGCTACTGAAAATAAGATCAATAAGGATGTCGTTGGTTTCCTTTCTTTCAGCAAAAAAGATCTTTATGATTTTGATCCTAAGTCTGCTAGTCGTGCATTTGCTACTCCTCGTACTTGGAGTTTTGTAAGTGAATTACTCGACGACGAAGACGGTGACGAGAACACTCTTACTGACTTGGTATCAGGTGCAGTGGGCGAAGGTCTTGCTATTAAATTTATGGCACATCGTAAAGTGGCTAGCAAGATGCCTAAGCCTGAAGATGTGTTAACTGGCAAGGTTAAAAAGATGGAATCAAAAGAGATTTCAGCTATGTACTCTTTGACTATTAGTTTGTGCTATGAACTCAAAGATGCATGTGATAAAAACGATAAGGATTGGAACAAAAAAGTTAACAATTTCTTTAACTTTATCATGAATAACTTTGAAACTGAATTGGTTATTATGGGTACTAAGTTAGCACTTACACAGTATCAGCTGCCATTAGATCCAGACGAGATCGAATGTTTTGACGATTTCCATGCTAAATATGGCAAATATATTAGCCAAGCGACCGATCGATAATTGTTTGGTCCATTAAACATTGACACCGCCTACGGGCGGTGTTATAATATGTACATACTAACAGTTAAGGAAAAATATGTATAATACTGATCCAATCGTTGATAAAATTGTTGTAGCTCGAGTTGGTCTCCTGCTACGTCATCCGTTTTTTGGTAACATGGCTACTCGTCTACAAATTAAAGAAGCAGACGATTGGTGTCCTACTGCGGCTACTGACGGACGTCATTTATACTATAATACTAAATTTTTCGAAACTCTAAATATCAAACAAATTGAATTTGTTGTTGCACACGAAATTCTACATAATGTGTTTGATCATATGAGTCGTGTCGAAGGCCGTGATCGATTCATTTGGAACGCGGCTGCTGACTATTGTGTAAATGGTCAATTAGTTCGAGACAAGATCGGAGAAGTTCCGCCAGAAATTAAAATATTTCATGACTCCAAATATTACGGTTGGGGTGCAGAACAAGTGTATGATGAAATCTTTTCAAACATGGATGAAGAGCAACTTAAAGCTCTAGGTCAGTTACTTGACGAACACATTGACTGGAATAAAGATAACGGCGACGGTAGGCCGTCATATTCAAAAGAAGAATTGAAAAAAATTCGTGACGAGATCAGAGATGCTACTATTCAAGCAGCTCAAGGTGCAGGCGCAGGTAATGTGCCATCGGGTGTAGAACGATTAATTAAAGAATTAACAGAACCTAAAATAAATTGGCGCACATTGCTACGTCAACAAATCCAAAGCACTATTAAAAACGATTATACTTTTATGCGTCCAAATCGAAAAGGTTGGCACACTGGTGCTGTTTTACCAGGTATGCGATTTGACGAAACTATCGATATAGCTATTTCTTTAGATATGAGTGGATCCATTGGCGATGATCAAGCTAGAGATTTCCTTTCAGAAATTAAAGGAATTATGGAAGAGTACAAAGATTTTAAGTTAAAGATTTGGTGCTTTGATACAAGTGTTTACAACGAGGCAGATTTTGACGGGTATAATGACGACATCGGAGGATACGAAGTCAAAGGTGGCGGTGGTACTGACTTTGATGCTAATTGGCATTATATGAAAGAAAACAATATTGAACCAAAGAAATTTATCATGTTTACTGATGGATATCCTTGGGGTAGTTGGGGTGACGAAAATTACTGCGATACTGTCTTTATTATTCACGGTAATGATAAAATTGTTCCGCCGTTTGGAACATATGCCTACTACGAAAATCCAAAATTTCAAGAATCATAATTTTGCTCATTTCTGTTCTATGAAACAAATTTTTATCATATATAGTGTATAAGGAGATTATTATGGAACACGAAACACAAGAAAATCAAATTAATTTAACTGCACAGTCTGCCGAAGCTCAGTCCGAGGCAGGCTCTCAAAATGCTGCTGGTACCGAATTAAACATCAATGATCTGGCTGCAATGAAAATGATTGTTGACATTGCTAGTTCAAGAGGTGCATTTAAGCCTGCAGAAATGATGGCAGTTGGACAAACTTATAATAAACTTACTGCATTCTTAAATGCTGTATCTAAAGGAGCATCTAATGGATCTTAAACACGTAGGTCGCGTTAAGGCTGATGCAAAAAAATGCTTAGTCGTTTTTCGAACACTGCCTGGTGACTCTAGTTATTGCCTTATAGTTCCTACAGAGTTATTATCAGACAGTCAACACGACGCGATTATTAGCTGCGTCGAAGGTAATACTGCACAAGCTTCCTTTGAGTTTGGCGAGGTATTAGCTAGGGTTCCATTTTCAGATGGTAGAATGATGTTACCAGCTTTACATGCTGAAGGAAAGCTAGTTAGAATAGCTACTAAAGATATTGAAATGATTCCTAATCATACTACTGCTATTCAGCTGTCTGAGTTAAATCAAATGATTGCCGAGCAAAGAGGAACCACTGTAGATGAATTAGCTCTTAAATCGCCTAGTAAATCAGAAGGTCCAAAATCTGAAACAGTAGATGTGGCTACTATTCAAGAAGTACCGAAAGTTTCTGAACCTGATTTAGTTACTCCTAATCCAAATGCAACACCAGAGGAGACTGCAAAACTATACAGAAGTCAAGCAGACAAACTAAGTAAGGAAGCTGCAAACTTAAGAAGACTGGCGGAAGATCTTGTCCCAACGAAAAAACCAGAGCGAAAACAAATGGTTTCCTAAAGATATCAACGATACTTGGTCTGAAATTTTTGAAGAAATTGAATTTGATGCTATACCAATTGAATACATACATGCCATTGATGTTGTTTTCAAAAATAAAAAAGTTTGGTCAATAGAAGTAGAAAAAAAATTATCCTATACATCGTGGAGTGATTTTGAGAAGGAAGTTCGAGAAATGCTCGGATCTTATAAAGATGACATAGAACATGTTAATTTTAAACTCGACACAGAGAGACTTAGAGTAGACATTACAAACAGTACTAAAAAATTCTTCAAAAATAGAAAGTTAAAATGAAAGTAAAGTTAATATCACATAGTACACCATCTCCTGAAATTCTTGCACAAGGGCTCGAAGATGCACAAGATCTTATAGCTTTTTGTGCAAGAGTAAGTAATCCAAGTAATCAGTTCAATACAGGAACCAGCGAAAAATTAATTAACTATCTAGTTAAACATAAACATTGGAGTCCGCTTGAAATGGTATCAGTGTGTTTAGAAATCGAAACAACACGAGACATTGCAAGGCAAATGCTACGACATCGTAGTTTTAGCTTTCAAGAATTTAGTCAACGCTACGCTGATCCAACAAAGGACCTTAACTTTGTACATAGAGAGGCACGACTCCAGGATACTGCTAATCGACAGAACAGTATAGAAACCGACGATGACGACTTACAACAACAATGGCGTCGGTGGCAGAACAATGTTATTACTGAAGCACGTATGGCATATAATTGGGCTATTGAAAACGGTATAGCTAAAGAACAAGCTCGTGCTGTATTGCCGGAAGGGCTTATTGAAAGTCGTTTATATATGAACGGTACATTGCGTAGCTGGATACATTATATCGAACTTCGTTCCTCTAATGGAACACAAAAAGAACACATGGAAATTGCTCGTGCATGTGCAGAAGTAATTTCTAAAGTAGTTCCTATGATCAATAATTTTATTACTGATTAAACCATTCAGTAAGTTTTTCTTTAAGATTTTTTCCGATCTGCTCTTGAACAATCTGTCTATGCTGATTGTTCTTTTTTAGCCTCTCGTTGAGATTAGTAACGGACATTATGGAATCTTTGTTCTTTAAAAGACGTTCTAGCTCTTCTGCTACCATTTTTATTCGATTACCCGGATTTGGTTCTAAATCGTAAGAATGATCTACAATATCATCAAAGACATCAAACCCGTGATCCCTAACAGCTTGCACATGCCCTTTAACTGTTACAAATAATGGTATCTGATAAGATTGAAAAGCAAAAAACGTTTTCTCTGTTAAAAATACTCTATCACTAAAAATACCTCCACAGTAGTTAGTACATTTTGTTCCAGGTATAATAGAATCGTCATAAGTAGATTCTAAAACTACTTTTACTATTGAATCTATTGCTTCGGGCGGGTAAGTGACTACATACTGATTTCTTTTTACTATTCCGTCAGCATACATTGGAAACAAATGTGTGTATTCTGCAGGTATTAATTCTTTATATAATTCGTCCCCGTAATCGTCTGAAACTCCAAAACTCACACACCCTAAATTTAAAAGGTCTCGTTTAACTAATTCTAAAGTAAATAATAATCTAAAATTTTTTGGATTTCTTGATAAAGAATTGTAAAAAGTTTTTCTTTGAGAAATAGGCGTTAGTGCTCGCACTACACTTGTTAGATCCAATACAGGATTAATAACAAAAGGATTTGTACCTATGTGAGGGTAACTTCCGTCTGTAGTATATCCTGCATCAACAACCATTATATCTTCAATATTTTTTCCTGTTATTTCTAAAATAAAGTCTACTATTTCTTTCCATCTGTAATTTGGTAACGCTTCATTTCTGACCATTAATAAAAGTTTAGGGTATTCTTTTAATTTCTTTATGCTATGGCCAACAATAAAAAGTTTTATCCTGCCAAGGTTATCCCAATATTTTAAAGCTGCTACATCAAAATTAATTACGCCTATTTTACGTTTTCCTCTACCTTCTAGAAGATGAACTATGTCTCTGTTTAACCATACCCAATCTTTATCTTTAACTCTCTCTTGTAGTACGTTTAAATGAGATTTACTTAGCATAAGTTTTATCTCCAGGAAATAACGGTAGTTCAGTATTAGGTGCTCTTTTAGGAATTTTACTATCGGCACTACTTACACAACTTGGAGTAATACAAGGTTTAGGACTATCAAATAATCTAAAACCTGTTTCTATATTTCCCAATGGCACATCGTGACAGCTATAACTTCGTTTGATGCTTCCGTCTGGTTCGCGTATAATAATACCTCGATATCCACTACTACATTCCCATCCTTCAAATTTGTTAAAATTAAAGGCATTAAATCGTTCGGCCTGATCCATGTACCACACCTTTTGTTCTTTATCTATAAATTCTACTTGAAAGTGTTGTGGGATATTTTGATTTTCTGCTTTATAAATTGGATCAGGCATCTTAACAAAAGTAGGAAATGGTCTTGAGACTAGTTTAGCAGTGGCAGCTTTAGCTTCAGTAAACGCCCGTTGAGGCATTCCGTTATGTAACTTTTCTAACATTTCAGAAGTATAACCATCTACTACCCGACTAGCAGTGGGATCGCTTTGAGGCTTTAATGTAACATTAATACCCCTATTATGAAAGTAAAGAGCGTTTTCATAATCTTTATCAAACCACTCTGGTACCATGACCATATTAATTGTAACTTGTACATCATGGTCTTGACAAAGTTCTAATTTATCTCCAAATTCTTTTAGCTTCTCTTTAGTGTCAACATGTTCAGTGTGTAGACTAGCAGTTATACTTGCACGGTGGAATTTACTAACAGCAGGACAATATTCATCGTTAAACCATTTTACAGTTCTGCTCATATTAGTTGTCATATGAACACTGGTGTAATTTGTATTTGGGGCATCATTATTCAAATGATTTAAAATATCTATGTACCCTGGATGAAAGGTTGGTTCGCCTCCACTAAGGCTAAAATGAAAACTATTAAATCCTCTTTCTCTAGCCTGTCGTTTAATTTCGTCTACAGTTTTAATACATAATTCTGTTGGTCTATGATCTTTTTTATCACTCCGTGCATAAGGCCAACAATAGCTACAACGATAGTTACAATATCTGCCTAATAACCAACTTACTGTAAAAAGGTCTCTATATAACATATTTCGTTGTCCAACACGAACTATATTTTCAAACGGTATTTTTTTAAAATCGTATTCTGATTTTTCCATGTTAAACTTTCTGAATTGGGTCTATGCTTATTTCGTTTATATGAAATTCTTTAGGCTGTTCAATAACCCATTTTATGTAATTTGCTGCAAGACTAATATCCATACAAGTCCTAGTTGGATGTTTATGTTGTACATTAGATAAACTACCAAAACTTACTAAAGTGACTGTAGGACCTCCTTGCCATACACCGTTCATCGAAAGTGTATTACAATAATCTCTCAAAGCTTTTTTCTCTGCATTATATAACCATGCTCCGCCTTTTTTAACTCGATCAGTTGTTGATCCTACACAAATTATTTTTAGATCTTTTTTGTTTTCTATGCAAGATTTATAAACTGCATCTAGTAGTACAGTTTGGTTAAATTTCCATAGTGCTGAACAATTTATAAAAATATCGTAATCTAAAACTTTTTTGGCTAGAGATAACTGTCCATCCGCTGAGGTTAAATCGTAGCCAGTTGTCCTTGATACAAAAGTAGCGTCCGGATATATTTTAAATAGTTCAGAAGACAATCCAAAATTTTTATTTCCGGTTATTAGTATTTTGGAGCTCACATCTTCCTCTTATTTTTACTTTGAAATAGTAGCATATAAATATTTAGCTAGTAAAAACTAGCCAACATAATTTGAAGAACCCATGAGAAAACTAGTTAAAAATACATACATCATATACATTGTTGATGATAACAAGGATTATAAAGACACCTTAGGTCAGGAAATTGGTTATAATCTTCTAGAAGCATCTGTAAGGCACGACATGCTTTACAAATACTTTTTATCTTACGACGATGCATTTAAAAGTTTACAAACAGAAACAGCTCCTAAAGTCATTTTTACAAGACCAGGAAACACATTTGATCCAATATGGTTAGCACAGTTAGTTTCTAAAAATCCAGAGTATTCTCTAATTGGACATCTTTTAGACAAAGGTGAAGAATACTACGAACTACACAATCAATGTTTTATATTAGATGTTAAAGATTGGAAACAATCCGGATCTCCTATGTATAATTCTCCTGGAGAGCAAACATGTACAAATATCAGTAGGAGCGAGAACAATTTTCATGATCACCACACTCCTTTATCAGTTGATAAAGGTGATGGAACAAAGACCTATAAAAAGATAAAGCCAGGCGGATTAATTATTAGTAAATTGTTAGAACACGGATTTAAAATTAGGCCGTGGACTTCAGAAGAAAGAAAGCATAAGTTTTACCTATACGATGATCTAGTTTTAAAGTACGGATCTTATCTACGTATAGAATGTACGTTTGACGACACTATCTTTAATTGTACAAATGAACCAATTGTAAAATTTGAACTCCCGCAAATTAAAAGAATTGTAACTCCCGCAAACGGACTACAAGCCTTACAGATTATTGACAAGTGCCCTAATGCTACTACTGTAGATTTTAGAGATATTAGTCAATCTGCAATCAATTTTACAAAAAATGTTTTAGACAATTATATCGGAAAAGATTATGACCAACTATGTTTTTCTAGCGGGTACAATCTTCAAGTTAGCAATCAAGAGTCTATTAGAAAATCAGAACAAGAATTTTTAAACGGGCTTGTAGAACCTTATTCCGAAATGCAGTTTAGATTACTAGAACTGAATTGTAACTATTTCAAAGAAAGCTTCTTTGAAATAGAAGATTTAATTAATAGGATGAATGGTAATACATTGTATGCGTTTAGCAATATTCTGTCTTATAGGAAAACAGCATACTTGTACAGTCAAATTCATTTTAATTTAATGTTAAAAACATTAGCTAGTGCAGAAAGACTAGCAAAAAATGATAGTTATTTTTTAGGAATGTTACCTACTAGCGAAGCATCGACAAGAGGATATGCGTTAATGCATGTTAAAGATGTTAGTTTAGATCCTGATACAGAATTCAACTTTCCTTGGAGACAAAAATTATATGAATACTACACTGAATATCTCGGAATTCTTCGAGAAAAGGAAAGAAGAAAATCATTATCATAATTTAACTGAGATACCAAAACATCTAAATTTAGATGCTCAGTTAAAATGGATTATTGAAGAATCAAACTTAAGAACTCTTAGATTAAATGTTGAGATTCCCCATGAACAGATGTATCAAGAAGCTGAAATTCTTCTTGACGAATTTTATTCTCATCGAGACGAAGGCGAAGATCACAGAGGGTGGAAAAGTCTTGTTATTCACGGACGAGGAAAACATATTACTCAAGGTGACGAACAATACGAAAATTTAAAAGATCTTCCCGACTATCATTGGACTGAGATAGCCGACAAATGTCCTATAACAACTATGTGGTTAAAAAGTTGTTGGCCTTTAGATAAATTTCTCAGGGTACGATTTATGCTTTTAGAACCAGATGGCTACATTATGCCTCATAGAGATAACAATAAAAGAAAGTTACAAGCAATTAATATAGCGTTAAATAATCCAGTTGGTTGCGAATTTGGTATGGAAAACTACGGAGTTATACCATGGAAATCTGGAGATGTTAGATTAATAGATATAAGCACGAATCATGCTGTTTGGAACAATAGTAAAACTCCCAGAATACATATTATTGTACATGGATGGCCAGTTCAACAATATAAAGAGTACAGAAATTTAGTTATAGAAAGTTATAAAAAAACATATGAAGAATATATTGCATCTTGGAAGTAGTTGGAGTGAAGTAAATGGTGTACCTAATCATAGCTTACCATTTTTTGTAACAGAAGGCCTTATTAATCGAGGTATTGATGTAAACTATTATTCAACAGCTATGGGCGGTTGTGGATTAGGTGTTCAATTTGAAATTTTATTAAACATTTTAAACGGTAAAGAAAAAATTGATTTTGTTTTATTTGAAGTAACTACATTTGACAGATTTCATTGTCAACTATTAGACTCTGATATTGTATGGGAAAAAGAAGATAGTCATCCTAATATTGTACAATGTCGAAACTGGCTTATTAAAAACTATATTTTTTGGATGCCGCTGCATAAAGAAATTATTAATCAACATTGGCCTTATCTGTCGAATAAAGGAACATATTTAAAAATGGCCAAACTTTTAAATGCGGGCGACTTTAATTGGGAAAGTATTTTTTTAAGTAGAATAGTAACAATTAAAAATTTACTTAAAAAAAGAAATATTCCGTTTTTAATATATGCACACGATTCGAAACAAATGGTAGATAAAACTCGGATATCTCAATTAGTACTTAAAGAAATATACGACGAACTAGACTTTTGTGTTAACGAGTACATTGGTATTGAAACTTTTAAGAAATTTGCCATCGACAGAGGATTTCATATGTCGCCCAACGGTGACAGATATATAGCTGAAAATGTTTTAATACCAAAAATTATTGAAAAATTAAAATGAAAAAAATATTACATTTAGGGTGCAGTTGGAGTCAATTTAATCACGAAGGACAAAAAGGAGTACCTGAAAATACAGTCGAAGTATTAAAAGAGAAAAATGTTGATGTTCTCTATTACAGTGCATCCCATGGTGGTTGCGATCTTGGAACACAATTTGAAGTACTAAAATCAGAGATAGGTAAAGGCTACGATTTTATTATATTTCAAGTTACTTCTGACAGTAGACATCATATAAGAACTGGTCATTATAATTTAGACTGGACTCCTACTGTTTCTCATCCAAACATTTATAAGTGTGATGTTTCTTTAAGAAAAAGTTTTGTGTTCTGGAATCCAAATTACGGAAAAGCTATAGATCAATTCTGGCATAAACATAACAGAGATTATCGAATGGCTGCTAAACTTAGTTACTCTTACGACTGGGATGATCAAAGTTTATACTTTGGTCAAATATGTTCGATTAAAAAAATATTAGAAAAATCTAATACTCCTTACATAATCTATAGTCATCGGAATATCTGGTGGGAAAAACATAATAATATCTTTCAGGCTCACACAACTGATCTACTTGATTTTGATGTTGAAACACAATTAGGTGACAATTTTAATTCTTATATTGTAGACGACGGACACCATTTAAGTAGTCAAGGAAATAGGATAGTAGCCGAAGAATTAATTGTTCCTAGACTACTACCCTATCTATAATTACATCTTAGCTTGTTCTTTTCGCCACTCTATAAGTAAATCATCATCGAGTTCAACTAAGAAAGTTAGTAATAAACCCATCTTAGCGTTCCATAATTTTTTACCTTTGCTCTTAGTACCTTCATTAGTATTATGCAACTGTACTGCATCGAACCACATAGGTTTACCTGGTTCCCAATCTAAAATAGTTTCAGCACTTAAACCTTTTAATCTTTCATACGGAGTATTCATTACCTGCTCAAAAACAGATTTATCAAAAGGTGTTGCATTGTTTTCTTTAGGAACAGCAGTTCCTTGACCGTCATAGAATTGAAGTTCAGTGTAATCAGTGGTAATTTTATACACACTAGCAATATTAGGAACTAGACCGCCACCATTATAAACATGCGCCCAGTCAATATGTCGCTGATCGAAGAATACAATTTGTCCACCATCTTCTTCATTAAGATGTGTTCCTATCCATAAAGGTAACAACCAATTTTTCCAACAAGTGTATTTTCGTTGTTCGTGATTCAACGGGACTTTATCAAATGTAGTTGTAAAATCTTCAGGCCTTATACTATCATTATGTAATCCATATTGTTGGGGAGTAATAAAATAATTACCGCCCACTTGTGGACTTTTTTCAGCAGGTATACCTAAACACTGATCGATTCTATCTTTAAATTTTAAATAAACTTCATGTAACTGTCCTGCTACTAACACAGTTCCGTTTTTATTCATTCTAACTTCTTTGCCTCCGGCAAATGCAAATTTCCAAATCCAATCTAATTCTTCTTTTGAAAACATTGCATCTTCAGATTTTGATGCTCGGCTAATATGCCTACGCATATTTTCAACTGCTATAGGATGATCCATTGGAAGCATATAATGCTCCCTTCTTAAACCTTTAGTGTACTCCATAAAATACTCCTGTCATTTCTGGAAAAATTTCTTCAAAATTTAAACCTCTATGTGTATCAAGTGCTTTTAAATATTCTGTTGTTTCAGGTAATCGGTTAGTCCAATCTTCTGATTTCATAAATTTAATCATGCCGCGCAATCTTTTGATACCATACTCGGCGTTAAGCCACTGTTCTTTTGTTACCTTACCTTTATGCCATTCAGGAACACCTAGTTCCCAGTTTTCTATCCACCATGGTATAAATTCCTCATAGTGTTGTTCGCATTTGTCTTTAAACCATTGAGGTAAGATCTTGACATTTAGGTGTGGTGGCCAATATACAAAATGATGATTAATTCCACCTGCACCAAATGGCCACATGTTAATCTTTTTATAGTTCTGTTGTAATTTCCATTTGATAAATTCTGGAATATAATAAATGTTCAATGCCTGTACTGCACATGCAACTGTAATTTCTACGTTGTCAGATGTTTGTGTATCTAGAATCTTAAATACTTCTTCTGTACGTTCCCATTTACTAGGATATCTAATATAGGCATTCTTTTCACCTATTGCATCAACACTATAATGGAATCGAACAAGTTTAAATTCTTTCCATAACTCAAATAAATCTTCTCGCCATTCGACTCCGTTACTGTTATAACGAAGTTCTAAATTCTTAGCATGTCCTTGCTTTATACATTCTTCTAAAATTTCGTAATGTTCTTCTATGATTAATGGCTCGCCACCTGCAAAATAAAGCTGTTGCATATTCGGGATTTGTTCATAGAATTGCTGCCAAAAAAGAGGATTATTTTTATGCCAATTAAAACTTGAGCCGTTAACACTGCCCTTGTTTTCCCATGCCATGGTCTTGCTTAATTCTCTATTCTGTATAGTAGGATGGATCTTATTCCATTCTGGAATCCAATTACTACTATCATGCGGACTGCACATTACACAGGCTAATTGACATTTAGATCCGAATCTAAGATCAATATATTTTAAATTAGGAGGGACTTGTCCATCATCTGTTGTCTGTGCAATTAACTGATCGATGTCCACACGCTGAGCCCAATAGTTAGTTTCCCATTGTCTTTTGCTTACATGACCAGATTCTTCTTCTTTATAACATTTTGAACAGCTTTCTGGCTGTCCATTATCTAACATAATTTTTCTTACATTTTTCATGTAAGTGCTGTTCCAGCTTGATTGGAAATCGCTAACATTTAAGTTAGCTGGTTTACCTTCTTCTGTCTTCAACATTCCGACATGACCCCCGGTTTCAGCATTTGTAGATCCAACACCGCTAGCATTAGCAGTGCAACATACTCTCATACTACCGTCAGGTCTTGTACTTAAATGTATCCAAGGAAGAATACAAAATGTGTCTGATGGATATTTTTGTGTCATGGAAATATTTAGTTATTATGTTAATTGGCAAATTGGTTACTGAACATATCGTTTTTTACACCACATGTTTTGGCACAGATTTGTAATTTCCCGTCAGCACAACTAGATTTGGTCCAACTATTAGGAACAATATCTTGAAAATATAATCCATTTACGATTGATTCTAAACTGTGATTTTTGGCATTTAAATTTTCTTTTCCTACTTTATTAATTGCTTGCCAAATTTGGCCGCCTTCTGGTAACCAATACCAAACATACATTTGTCCGGCGGTCCAACAACAAGGTTGAACAATACCTTCAGCTGAAACATAAAGACTTTTTTCTTCTGCTACTTTACATTTTATTGGAACTTCGTCCCAATACTTCTCCATTGGTTTTTTCTTAGAGGGATCAATATGAAATTTTTGTTTACTTTGCACAATGAATGCTTCTTCTGCTTTACTTGGAACAAAAGAAATAGTATCTTCTAGTTTTTTATCAATTTTACTTAATTCTGCTAATGCTGTATTTTTATACTTGTCATCAGTAGGAGGTTTTAAAAGAGTAGTTGCTTGTCCTTTACGATTGGCCGCTTGATGAGTGTCTTTTGTTGCGCCCGAGGCATTGCTGAAAAATCTTGCTGATTTTTTAAATTGAAACTTTTCAAACCCCATTTTCCCACTTAATGCTCTGGCCTCGTCGACCTGATGTTCGTTGTGTTCAAATACAATATAATCCCATCTTGCCCTGCCGCCAGCATTTATAAAAGCCTGAGCATTTTCCATAATTTTAGACCATATAGTATTTTGTCTGTACAGATGATTAGTATCTTCTAATCCGTCTAAACTAAACACTACATTAGAATTTTTTCCCATAACTTGAGCAAGACGTGCCCACCAATCCGGTTTCTTCGCACTGCCGTTGGTGTGCATACTTAAATTCATTTTAGGATTAGATTGTCTAAAATATTCAAATATTTCTAAAGTATCTCTAGCAGCAATAGGATCTCCATAATTGCCACACATATATAGTCTGTCTAATTGCTGTATAAACTCAACTGTAAATATTCTTTTAACATCATCAAGATGTAATTCTGTGTTTGGTAACTGAGGATTGTCTTCGCCACCGTTAATGTTTCTAGCACACATTGGGCAGGCTGCGTTACAGCTATCTGTAACTTCTAAGTGTACAGTTCTAATGTCGTTATAGTGGTATATCATCTTGTTCAAATAGATAACTAAATTGTTTTAAATAATCTTTATTTACTGCTTCTTGAAAATACAGAAATTCTTCTTTTAACTTATTATTTGCTCTTGTACTAAAATCGTGATTGTCTAATAAATCAAAAACATTTTGAAAGTCTGATTTATAATCTAAATTACAATCGTTAATAACATTAATTAAAGATTGTTTTGACTTCATAATATATTTTTTTGGAAGAACATTAATAGACATTGATCGTGGCCAAGTGAGTATAATTGGTTTAATTACACATCTTTTATCTCCAAGTGTTTTTTTCCACCAATAAATTAAATTATCTAAATATCTTACATTTAACCCGCTGACTACAGGTACTAAAGTAAGTTGGAAATTATCGTCTACATGTTTGACCGCTAAGTTAACATTTTTTTCAATATTATTCCAATCTGAACTCGTTCTTAAATATTCATTCAATTCGCCATACGCATCAATACTTAAATTTAATTCTACACTTTTAAAACTTTTAAGAAGATTTAATTGGTATTCGCTAAACTGAGACGTATTTGTATTACACCAGAATACAATGTTTGATGAGTAACCTTGCTCAACAAGAAAGGTTATAAAGTTCCAAAGAGGTTTAATAATAAAAGGTTCGCCGCCTGTAACATACAGATGCTCTAACTTATTTGCAATGTCTTTAAGCCCTTCCCAAAAAGTTTCACTTTTATCTAATTGTTCTTCTCCTGGATTATTAGACCACCATCGTTGATTTAACAACATTGTCTTTTTTTCTTCTCCCATTTTTTGCCCTATAGAAGTAATTAAAGAAGACCAATCTGTAGAACACATAATGCAAGCATAGTTACAAGTTTTAGCTACTTGCAAATTATAATAGCTGGGTACTAACTTTGTATCAAACTTTTCCCAATTAGAAAAATCTTCAGGTAATGAAGTATCATAATTTTGTTGAAAGACATTCCACTCTTCTAATCGTTTAGAAACTAATCCTTGTTTTTCTTTGATCCAACAAGATTCACATTCTGAAAGTTTTTCTCCATTTATCATCCGTTTTCTAGATTCGTTGTAGTATGAATTATTAAAAATTTCTATAATCTTTGTAGACTTACCGTCAACTTTTTCTATGTCAGGATTATACTTTGCTTCGCAACAAAATTTTATTTGTCCTTTAGTTTCTGTACTAAAATGATTGAATAACAAAGGACACATTGTTGGATGTGTACCTGGAGAAAATCTATTTAAAAATTCTTCTCGATTCATTGTGTTTCCTTATCCCAATACATTTTATTATTTTTTTGATAAAAGTAATCTTTTTGCATTTCATATACATCATCGTAATCTACTCTATAATGAAATGCTTGACTTTTTAAGTATATTGCTATTCTAACATATGCAGCAGGTTTCGACTCTGGTCTAGGTCCCGAAGTTTTATATTGGATGTGCCAAACTGCATTATCAGTTTGTATTTGACATCCACCTTTTTTATTCCAAAATCCTAATATTTTTTCAAAATCTTCCACCTTTAACATGTAAGTGTTTACTGTGTTAGAGCTGACAAGAATACTTAAACTAACTTCGTTAGTTTCTTTAAACAAATAAATTTTTAATGGCTTGGTAAATTCTAACATTAATTATCCAAAACTAATTTAACATCTTTTCCTGGACCAACATGACTTGGTAATCCACCATACTCGTTGATATACCATTCAATTACAGCCTTATACCAATTTTGGCTATCGTGATGAGCCTGCTGGTTAAATTTAAAAATATTATTGTTGGTAGCTTCTATAGCTACTAGAGCTCTTGCAGATTCTTTTTGAAGAGTTCTTAAATCAAAATCATTTATATCCAATTCTCAAAAATCTCCTATATTTTGGTAATTCTAATTCACCTTCGTACAGACAATCTCTCATCGGAGTTTTGTCTGTAAAGTCAATCAAAGAACTAGAACAGTTTACGTGATCTTCAATGTCAAAATAATCGTTAGTTTGCAAAATCACTAGTGTCCCATCTGGTATACTTTCGTACCATTGATTAAAATTTCCTATATGTTCACAACTAGTATTAATTATCGTATTAGGAATATCTACTAAAGTTACTGTTGTTCCGTCTGGCTTAAAAACATCGTAAGTTGTCTTATTATAATTTAAGCTTAAAATGTCAGCAATTCCAGCTTTAAATTTCCACGAATCCATTTCCCACGGTTTATTAAATCTTTCTGCTATTTTAACACAACTAGGATCAATATCAAAACTTCTAACTTTGTTAATTTTTAAATTGCTTTCGAACATCATTACAGCAAGAGTACCGTACCAGCCTGCACATAAAAATACCGTTCCTAAATCTAAATCAAGTTTCTTTAGCTCATGTATTAACCACATTTTGCTAGCTAGTTGTCCTCGAGAAAAACAATCGTCATCATAATTTACTTGTTCAATATAAAAACTTTTAAATGCTGAAACAAACTGTGTTTCTAATTCGTTAGATAAAATCTTCCAAAGACTCCAAACGTTGTCTTCTAGTACTAATTTTCTTAATTCTTCATTATTACAAATCCTAAAAATACTATATAAATTTTCTTCAACAACTGCCTTTCTTAATTCTTCATTTTCTACTAATCTAAAAATACTGTGTAAATTTTTTTCAGTTACAGCTTTTCTTAATTCTTCAATTCCATCGTTTTCTAAATTAGGAATAACTCTAAAAATACTATACATATTTTCTTCAATGACTGCTTTTCTTATATCCTCAGTATATTCATTCTCATCAAAAAGTCTAAAAATACTGTGTAGATTTTTCTCCATTACAGCTTTTCTTAATTCTTCATTATCTAATAATCTAAAAATACTAGAAAAGTCTTTATCAGTATAAGACCTGCGTAAATCAGATATTCGTTCATTAGTATTGAATAACAGTTCAAATCTATCCAACAAATCTTTAATTTCCATCAAATTTTTCCTTTAACCATATAAAGTCGTTTATTTTTTTTAAGGCATCAACGTTGCCTTTGTTTTCAGTTCCGTAGTTAGTACCCTCATGCGCACCGCGAATTGCATATTCTCCATAAGGCTTATCAGATCCTACTGATCTCCAAACATTTAATCTTTCCTCAGTCTCATTAGATTTTTGCCTATCAATTACTTTACTACTTAATTTTACACACTCTCTAAATGCACTTTTCCATGTATTAAACGGATCAGTATTAAAAACAGTAATATTACTAACCTGGGAAACTGGAACAAAATGTCTACTAATACTAGTTGTCATATCAGGTTTAGAAACATCCATATTTAAAGTTAGTTTTCTTGGGAGAAGTTTGATTCCTCCGTATCCGTACACTAGTCCGTTAACTGGATTTAGACTTCTCCAGACGTGAACATGTTCTAGATACTGATTAGAAACATTATAATCAAAATTAAAATCTTCTAACACTTTTGCATCACCATCAACAACCCAAAACATCTTAGTTAAACATTTCTGTGCTGCGGCAATGTGTGCTTGATGTATTCCTTTAACTCCGTGTACACGTTTTGTCATTGGAAAGTTGTTTAGTAAATTTTTGTAATTTTCCTCAGCATTAGGTTCTTGGTAGCTGATAAACACAATGTCATACATCATCGTTTAACAACTCTAGCACCAGTAGTTACTCTAGAAGGGTTAGTAAACACTTCTTTAAAAAATTTACTCTGTATTGGATCAAGCGGACTACTCACAGGAATATCTAATTCGCTTTTAAGTTTTTCTCCTAAAATTTCTACTTCATCTTTCATACGATCTTCAGTCAGTGTTGCATTTTGATCTTCCCAAAATTGATTTAACCATTTAAAATCTCTAACATTTACATAATCCCAATCAGTACAATTTGTCATATAACATCCTTGTCTTGCCCCGAACATTGCCCAGTAACCGTTTTCTACATCTGATCCAACATTTAACCAGGCTAACAATCTATGATAATTCTTTTTATGTACACTGTGAATAAATTTTTTAGTATTTTCTAGTTTAACTCCTTGTGTCAAACTCATTTTGACACCTTCACGGAATCCGGCCCGCCATGCTTGCCAAGGTGTAGCATTATTATACACCCAACTCATGCATTCGTCTAATGTTATGTAATTAATATCCCAACAAAAATCAACTTGGCTTTGAGGATTATTAGCGTCAGCGTTTTCATGAGTTTTCATGTTCAACACGAACTCTCTGGGCCAACTTTTGATCCCACCGTTTCCATACATTAATCCGTTTACTACATTTAATGCACACCAAGACACTACACTTCGATTATATAACTCTTCTGAATCAATTTCAATTGTTTGTTCAAAAAATTTAGGATTTACTATGTTATCTCCATCAATTATAACGATTCTTTCGGTGTCTGCTAATTTTGCACAGGCCTTGTGCGCTGAATCAGATCCTTCAACACCGTGTACACGCTTTGCCCACGGGCATTTAGTTAGCAAATCTGCATAATTTTTTTCAGCGTTTGGCTCGTCATAGCTCAAATATATCACATCGCAATCAATAATGTTAAAAGTTTTAGTCATAATAATCCATATGTTTTAAAATACTGTTCTGTTACCATTGAAAACTTTGTTAAATCGTTTTCGTTTTCGTAAGCATACGGAACTTCGATAAAGTCATTTTCAACTAAATCATATAATTGAAATCTTATTGTTCTAATTAAAAAGTGTATGTCTTGTTTTTTACAAATATAGAAATTTATATTCCTATTTTGATCTCTTAATATTCTTTTTTTAACTGTAGGCGAAAGTCTAAATCTCCAACAATTGGACATTCTTTGAATCAAGCACTCTTCACGTGAATCAATCATTGGTCTAATAATGTGAATATAACTGTGTACTGTAGGAGGTATAGATTTTTCAACTTCTTTAATTTCATAACTACCGTCATCGGCAAAAGTTATCATACAATTACCAATTTGAAATCCACTACTTGAAAATTTTTGCTGTTCGTCAAAGTCTAAAGCTATAAATTTTTTAGATTCTTCTAATTCAGGACTTATAGATTCTATAACTCCGCTATCATTAAAATATAAAAATATGTCTGTTGGATTATATTTTTTCTTCGGCATTTTTCTTTAATTTATTTTCAAGTTTTTGAATAATCTCATGTGTTAAAAACTCATCTTCTACATAATGGAATACACCGTTTTGCAAAATATTTCCTATTTTTAATTCGCATTGATCAGTAAACACACTACTTACAGTATCATACCAAGAAAAGGGCAACAATGACCAATCTTGTAATGCTGGTTTCATATGTGTAAAGGTTGGGATTGACAGAGTTTTTAGTGTACATTGTTCCTCAACATCTAAAATTTTTAAAATCAATGCCGACGAAACATCCATACTAGCCCAAGTTTGTTGAGTGCTAGGACAAAATTTTTGATAAAAGGTCTGATAATTTTTTGTTAAAATTTCTAACCATTTATAAAATTCAAAAGAACTTTCATTTTTTTTGAAATAATGTAATCCAAAATATGTATTTGGTAATTTATTTTCTTCAAAAGATTGTCTATAATAATTAGAAGTAATTTTATTACCTCGATAATTAAACACGTTGCTAGATAACACTACATCTTTATTTTTTAAAACATTCCACCAATGATCATTAGAATTCAACAATAGCATATCGCTGTCATAAACTAAATTTTCTTTAAACGGTGTTACATAAATTATTTTCCATCTATTTTCAATTTTCCAAACACTGTCTTTAGCTTCATCATTCCACGGAATTTCGACTATATAATCAAATACTTTTTTATAGTGCTCGGGTACTTTGTCATTAGTAATAACACAAACTTGATTTATTTTATTATGTAATTTTATACTTAATGCAAGTGCGTATGCCTGTCTAAGATAGTTTACATCAGAATTTTGAGCAAAAATAACATGACCTTTAGACATATAATTCCTTATTGTCCATTAATCGTAGTAAACTAAGTTTATTCATAACATGCACATCCATACCTTCAGTCTTGGACACAATGTATTCATTAGCAGACGAGGGATGTTCTAATAAAAATGTCATTTTATTATCTTCAAATGATAAGATATGATCTTTATCTAATACATATGCTATTTTGGCTGGAAATATTTCTATAAAATTTTCTTTAGAAAACCCATTAAACATATGTATCGCAATACTATACGCGATGTCATTTCGATAATTTGAACTTAATGTTTGATACATCATCACATAATAGCTCCAATTATCTTTAATATATTCAACTAAATTAAAAAATAATTGATTCTTTTCAGTTTTTCTAAAATAAAAAACAGTGGCCCAATAAAAATCAATGCTATATTCACTAATGTGATTAAATTCTTTGATATTTCTCCAACTAGCTAGATCAAAACTATCTTTAAAAATTAAAAAATCGCTAGTCTTACCCCAGCAACAATTTAAAAAATCAGAGTTAATTATATAATCGCAGTCAATTACTAAAGTTTCATCGTAAGGACTTAGGTCATAACAGGTGTGTCTAGAAAGATTATTCCACTCATCGACAAAGTTTTTTAAAGACCCGTCATGAAATAATCTTTTTTGACCCAATTCTTTCGCTAAAAGAATAACATTGTCAAATAAATTTTCTTTATCAACTTGTACATCAGTAACTAATGTAACAGGTACCTTTAAAAATTGTGCGACTCTACTAGCAGCCAGCTTGGCTAATTTAACATAATCAATAGTTTCGTTATTGAAGGCAAAGATTAAGACACCCTTAGTCATAATTGAACTAAACTCTCAACCTTTCTAGAAAGTTTTAATTGTTGATATTTGGTTTGATAACTGTTAACTGCCATAAAGTACTGATTTAGAATATCTTCTAAAAACACATTAAGATTTTTGATCTTGATGGGAAGGTCGTTATCATCTATAAGCACCACATCTGTATCTTGTTTCAAGTCTATAAGAGTTTTTACAAAAGTTATTAGATCTTTTGATACTTGGAACGTGTGCCCTTGGAAAAAATAAACTAGATTTTGTTTGAATTCTTGCTTTAAAATTGACTTTTGATTAGCTAAAGTTGTCATATAATTGGCAACTTCATACGCTTTTTGAACTTTGTCGTCCATTTTTACTCCAAAAAAATAACTATACTGCCTAAGCAAGTATAGTTATCTTTTTTTTAAGCCTTAATCTAAAGTCTTGATTAAGTCATTGTGGATGTAACTGTTGGAGCGACAATTGTAACACTGTTAGTTCCGGAAGTTTGAATAGTTCCAACCGGTCTTAATAAAGCACAGTTACTAGCAAATGTTCCGTCAACTTGTTCATCGTTAGGGCCACCGCCGCCAACTGAAGCATCATTATAAGTGATGATGAATGTCATTCCCGAGTTGTCTGCTGTTTTTTGAGCTGTCATAGTAACAGAAGCAGTATTGTACGGAGTGTTAGTCGCACCAGTTACAACTGAACCAGCAATAGTAAAGAATGTCTGTGGGCTAGTTGTTAATGTTCTATAATTAACACTAGTAGTAACTGTACCGCTATACAAACCAGCAGTAGAAACAGTAACAGTATCTCCTCTAAACTCAATTGTTCCAAAATTAAGCAATGCTGTCCAGTAGGTGTTTTTATTGTTAACTGATCCACCGGTACGACTTGCGCTAAATCTAAAACTTCCGCCTGCATTAAAGAAATGTCTTAGATTAGCAGCGGAGTTAGCTGTTGTTGACCCTTGATTACCGCTTGCTGGATTAGCAGTACTGCCAGTAACAGTAATAGTATGAACTCTAGTACCATTAAAAGTAGCAGTAGTTGAATTTGAACCAGCCGCATTTGCTAATGTTGTTAGCGAAAACTGAGCTGGGATCGTTACTGTGTTGTTGATAACTGAAACTATTAAATTAGCCTCAGCTGGTCTAACTAGTTTGTCTGTTGCAATTTGTCCGGACATGTTGGTATATTGTACTCTAAGCGCATCAGAAATAACAGATGTACTTGTTGGAACAATAAGTTGATTATAGGAACCAGCTGGACTACCAGTTGCTCCGGAGCCGTTAGTAATACCCACTCCCTGGTGATTTCTGATTCTTATCAAATCGTTTCGTAGATTTGTAAACTGACTCAATCTAATAGTTGATCCTGCCACAACTTGAGAAGAAGCTACTGATTGTCCATAACCAGAATTCCCGCTACCGGTGCCTAAAATAGATGCAACTGAAGATTGAATAGCATTATATTGTGCTGCTGTAATTTTTGCCATTTTTTCAATTCCTTATAAAATAACTGCTTCGACTAATTTGACACCAGAATCATTGTTTGATTCTAGGGCAATAGCGAAAATATTAAAAATTCCCTTGCTAATAGTGTTACCTACCGCAACTCTTTCGGCACAACCATCGTTGGCCGCAATTAATCGGTCACCTTTGTTTACTGGACCAACCACTTTTACTGGCACTCTTCCTTTTAAAGCAATGTATGTGCCGCCTTCTAGTGTACTGTTCATCATATAAGCAGGGTTTCCACTTACTACACCTAGTGCTCTGTCACCACTTTGTGATGCAGTCACTTCAGCGTCACCGCCTACAGTAACTACGGTTCCTACAATGTAGTCACTGTCAGCTAGATATTTTTCTGCTAAGTCAGCAAATTGTGCTTGTAAAGCAATACCTGTAAAATATTCGCCTTTGATTGAGCCTGGAGGTATAGTAGTACCATCTATTACTTCTGAAGTATCGGTTCTACAAACAATCGTTCCGGAAGTGCCGGTAATATCAGCTGCTGCATAACTGCCGCCGGCTTCTCTTAAAGTATTAGATTGTGTAGCAGTACCATTAAATTGTGTAGCATATACTACAGCATACTTTGCTCCAGGGTCACCAATATCGTACGTATTTCCAACATCGGGCATAATTTTAGTTGGAAATATCTGCATAAGTTTTGCATTACCTACACCTAATGTTAAACTTGAGCCAGTAGCTCTTACTGTAGGATCCGACCCTTGCATTAAACATTCAAGTTTAGGAGTCGAAGTTCCTACAGTAAAACCAGAATTAGAAAATGATGCTACGCTAGTAAACGCTGCATTTACACCGGATTTAGTAACATAATCTGAAGATGGGATTCCACCTAACTGATCAGCATCAGATGCTACTCCGTGATACTTATATCCTGCATCGGCACTTAGCGTGAGTCCTGTTTTGATTTCAGTAAAGTATTCTAATTCAGTAGGTTTATCTGGTTCCGATAATACAAAATCGGCCGAAGAACTTACTGTAAATACTCCAATATCTTCTACGATACCTGCAATAATATATCTTAGAGTATTGTCATCTGCTGTAACTTCAAGTGCCTTCATTTGAATAGTGCCTTGTCCGGCAATACCCTGTGGCCCAATTAGAACTTTTTCTGTTCCGTTCCAAACATATAACAAGTCGTTGTCTGTATCAAACCAAAAATCGCCTGCTACTAATCCCGATGGTTCTTGACCACTAGCAATAGAGCCGCCAGCGACTTTAAATCGTGTACCGTCAAAGTAATTAAGTTTTTTAGTGCTAGAATTATACCAAAGTTGTCCGGCAATTTTTCGAGGTGGCTCAGTTCCGCCTGCAAAATTTTCTAGCAAATGTACAAAGTTTTCATTCTGCACTTCTCCGTATCCGGCATAGTTTTTTCCAACTAACTTGATATCTAAAGTGCTATCAACAGTGCCATCTTCTACGATTATTGGATCGAAAGCGCCACTGTATCTATCAATTGTGTACGGCATTAATTACCCCTTTATTCAAAATATTTATCATCAAACGCTACTTGTTAGGTTAGTTACAAAGGACCAAGCATGTTTTTCGGCAGTTCCTACGACTGAAAATGATCCTTGATCTGTGCCCAGATTACTGTAGGTAAATGAGCTTGGGCCAGTTACTGTAATACTTGTTAAGGCACTAAATGTAGTGTCTGTTGAACAAACAATATCAATTACATTTCCAGTGCTGTATCCATGAGGACTACCAACTGTAATTGTTGCTAAATTTGTCGCTCTAGCAGCAGTCGATAATGCAACTGTTGCAGAAGCAGTAACTTGAAATTTCTTTAAAAATCTAGATACAGGATTAATATTATCATCTAAAGTGCAGTGTACTCTAGCTACAGCACCGACTCGAAATTCATCTTCGGGATAAATGTCATGACAGACTAATGCAATACTGTCATCAGTTGGTGCCGGTAAATCTGTAATATCTAATGAAAACCCTACAGGTCTAGTATCAACATAAGATCTGTTTGCTGCATCAGTTTGACTTACTGGAGCTGTTACATTCTTAATTAAACTAGAATTAACATCAACTGATCCTGATCCATTTGGACTAATAATAATATTGCCGTTTGTATCTGTAGAACTTACAGTATTTCCGTTAATGTTTATATTATCAATGTTAAGTTGTGCTAGAGTTCCTAAAGAAGTTAAACTTGAACTAACTACAGATGGGCCTAATGTGGTAGAACTTAAAATTAAAGAATTGTCAATTCTGTATTCTGTTCCGGTAGGAATATTAATAGTTTGAGATAGTTCCCAAGCATCATTTGACAAGTTGTATAATATAGTTTTGTCTGTTGCTCCGACTAAAATTATTCCGCCACCGTCGGCACTTAAATCAGTCTGAGCAGTACTATCGCCCAATGCAGGACGATTCAATTCAATATTTTTATCTTCTGAAGTGATAACTGTAGTATTCATTGTAACAGTTTCACCTTCGACAATTAAGTCGCCTGTAATTCTTGCATCACCGGTTACATCAAGATTATATTCTGGGTATTCGTTAAAGATACCAACTCGACCTTCTAATGTTTCAATTTTTAAAGCAGATATCGGGCCACCGCCCCGTAATGCTTTAATACTAAACCCTTGATTGATCGCATTACTAGAGATTTCAAATATTGTATCATCTACATATATTTGGCTTTCGTCTGCTTCTCCTAACTTTAAAGGAGTAGAGTTTTGAATAGTTATTGTACCTATTGTCCCAGTGTCTTGATAGGTTGTCATAAAATTAGACACGGATCTAACTGTACCATTTTCATCAACTAAATTTTCTGCTGCTGAAGCAGTTACATAAAACTTAGGAGAAATAGTTCCAGGATTGAACCCTTTTCTAATTGTATTTGAAATACCGTTAGTGGAAGGATATCCAGGTATAATTTTCTTTGGTGTGAATTCTGAAGTGTCTTTACTAAAAATTCCTAATAATATTTGTGCGCACCAGAGATAAACTAAAGTTCTACTTGTTTCAGTTGTATCTAAAATTGTTTCAACTGTAAATCCTGAAAGACCTTGACTACTTTTATATACTGGTCCAGCTAATACTAAATCTGACCCATCATAAAAATACATTTGATTATCAGTTGGGTTAATCCAAATGTCGCCTTGAGCTAGTGCAGGTTGTGTAGAACTGACTGTTGAACCGCCAGCTGCTTTAAATCTAGAACCATCATATACTTTTAATTTGTTTACGCTAGTATCGAACCACAACTGTCCTGTTATTTTGTTCGATGGTTCAGTAGTAGATGCAAAATTTTCTAATAGTTTTAAAAAATTCTCATTGATATATTCACCGTAGCCGGAAACATTTTTACCAATTAAGGTAAGATCTGTAGTTTGATCAATGGTTCCATCTATAATTTGAGTAATCTCTACATTTTCTGTGTTATTAATTTTATAGGTCATGCAATTACCCCAGTAAAGATTATGTAGTTAATTGTTGTAAATGGGTTAGTGACATCAATTGGTTGTCCTAACGAGCCTGTTGTGTCAATTCCGCCACTGTTTGTTAAGTATTGTGCTTGCAAAGGTGCAGTGCCTCCTAATCCCGATATCGCATCAAGATCCGGTGGAGTTCCAGCAACTTGTCTTACAGCATAATATTGATTTCCTGCACCACCTTTTAGATTGTGGCTATGCTGTGGAAGTTGGCTTACAGCTATCGAAACCTCCGGATTACCACTTGATTTTCCAATAGTTGTACTAAACGGAGTTTCGACACTACCATCAATGATAGGTCTAGCTCCAGAAAATCCTGTTATTGGTAACGTTACTGTTACAAATATTACTGCCGGTGACACCGGAGTTGGTAATGAAGGTATACCTGATCCAACAACAAGTGCCCCGGTAAATGTACCTTCAGTGAACTCTGTTCCTTTGGCATTAAGAACTACCGATGTTACCTGTCCAAGAGAATTTACTATCACATCAACAGTTAATCCTACGCCGTCTCCGCCGCTAATTTGAACATTAGTATAAGTTGTTGATACTGCTGCGTAACCATCGCCCGGATCGTCTATCACAAAATCAAACTGAGTAGATCTAGTAATAAAGGTCTGATTGTCCATACTATCTCTACCTAGTGCGAATCTTCCTCGCATATCCGGTAAGGCAAATGTATTGATACCAATTAAAAGAGTTTGTTCTTTATATTTGTATCCAATGACTGCAAATAAATCAGGATAAGCACCAATGGTTATCTCGCTACCGTCGCAAAATAAATATCCGCTTGGAGGAGTTTCTCCAGCATATGGTAGAATAGTTCCGGCTGGTATAATAGGAACATTGTTTAGAAGATTTGCTTTAGTTACTTTTCTTAAACCCGTATTAGGTCTGTGTATTAATAGTTCATCAGTAAACTCGGAACTAAAAATTTCAGTTTTATTTGTTACAAGGTTTTGGCTTAATGTTGCTTGGAATTGTACATTCCCTCCAACAGTCTCGCCATTAAACGCAATAGCAGGAGCTGAAATATCCCCTGTGATACTAAAGTTAGTAGTACCAACTAACCTAATAGCCGAAGTTGCTGTTCCAGTTAAACTACCGGTCACGGGACCTATAAATTCTCCTGAATATACTTTATCAGCATAGACATTCCTCCATGCTTTTCCGCCAGATACTGACGGATTAGTTCCTAAATCATAAGAACTATCTAAGTTTGGTATAATACTATTTGAGGTAATTTGCCCAGCAACACTAAGATTTTCTCCTACTGTTACTGATTTTTCTACGCTTATGCCGCCAGCGGTTGCAATAGATAATGCGCCCGTTCCTGATACAGTTAAGCTATTACTAATCTTAGCTGATCCTGTTACATCTAATTCTGTATCAGGAGATAAATTATTAATTCCAACTCTAGGACCTGTTGCTAAAATTCTTAATGCAACTGAATCTGTTCCGCCGTTATTAACTACAAAGTCAATACTTGATCCAGATGTTTTGTGATATATCTTTGCTGATCCAGCAGTATCTGTACTAATAGATGTAGATGCATTTGCTCCTACACTAATGCCTCCATCATTTCTAACAGAAAAAGAATAGTTAGTATAGGATGCTACATCTGACCGCAAAAAATTCGCCGCTGGTATAATCTTATTAGATACTACTAGCCCGTCAGCTGCTTCCGCTGTTCCCCAAAGTTTATTAGTTTCAGTGTTATCGTTAAAGTTTAAAGCAGAAACATTAATACCTTGTTTTATTTCTGTAAACCCAAGAATTGCTGCCTTAGGTGAAAATCTATCTTTACTAATGATTGCTACACGATTACCGTTTGAAAACATTGTAACAACATTATAATCTTGGCCATCTTTACCTGTTATTGTTTCGCCTTCAGCACCAGTCTTATTGACTTCGTTAAAGTTTGGTCCTATTAATGCCCAAGATGAACCGTTGTATAGGTACAACTGTTGATTTTCAGTATCAACCCATAAATCGCCTGGACGTCCTGAGGTCGGAGTTGCGCTTGCTCTAAAAATATTTCCAGCAGGAACAAAATTTTCTCCATCAAAAACTTGTAATTGTTGGGTGCTAGGACTTGCATCAAACCAAAGTTGTCCGGTAACTGGGTTTTCTGGCTGGGCGTTGCTGGCAAAATTTTCTAATAAGTGTAAGAAGTTTTCAGCTATGTCAACACCGTAAGAGGTAGTATTCCTTCCGGTAAATTTTATACTAGTGGAGTTATCCCCAATCTGGTCTTGTACCTGTATTGGTTCCTTGTTAGTATCAGTGTAATTAACTAGGTAGTATCCCATATTACACCTCACTTAAACCAGTTAGACTTTGAATTCTAACGGTGTAGTCTACTTGAATTACCCTATTCAGTGATTTCTGTACGGGATGGAATATTACGTGAGTTAACAATCTTCCAGTACCTGTTGCACTGTACGCTCTAAGACCAAGTTCATCAAAAACGAAATCTCCGTTATTATTCGACGTATTATCAAATGCTTCTTGTCCGGCTGGCTCACCGTAATCTAAAAAACAAGTTACAAAAACATCTGTATAATTAGTTCCTGTAACATGTCTAGTCTCGACCCTATTTCTCGTAGGGTCTATATTTGTTCTTTGTCTATCGTTAACGACTTTAGAGAATTTTTCATTATACAAAGTTGCATTAGTGCCTGTTGAATTTGGTGTCAAATATGTAATAATTCCGGTAGGATCAATTGTAGTTCCCCCGTTACCAAATACCATTTCTTGTATAAATCCTTGCCCTTCGTTCGCAATACTTTCAGCAAGGGCAATGCTAATGTTTTCATAATGAATAGCATTTCTTTTATTCACAACGATTTCGCCCGTGTCTGGGTGCCATATTTTTATATGGCCTTCTATATGTAATCCTGAATGATCTTTACCTTGCATAATAATCTCGCTAATAAATTATTTATCAACACGCATAATACACTATTTTAATAACATATCTGTTATTTTTTAAGATTATGGTGTTTTATTAGGCCATGCTCCTTCGTATCTTTTTAAAAATTTTGCTATTGGAGTATTAGAGAACGATAAGGATTTCCCTGGCTCATTCCAAATCTTCCCTTGTCGTTTAACTATACTAATCTTAGTTCCAATACTTGGAATTTCGCTTAACAATACACCCTTTGTAGTGCCATCGACTGCAAAATCTGCATCAAATTCAACATCTGCTCCAGGACTTTCGGGTCCGTTATCTAAGCAGTGTACTTCATAAGGATGTTTCTTTAATCTTCTGTTTCCAGTAAAGAATTTCCACTTATCTGAATCATTAAAAAAGCTATCAGAGCTTATATGATCGCTTGTACATCTATAGTTATAGCTACCATAAATTACAATATCTCCTAAATTGTAACTTGTATCTGATGTCCAATCTCCCATTACTAGCCAACCCCCGACAAACACTTCAACATCATCGCACTGTCCAAACTGTGTTGGGGTTGATGATCGGCGCCATCCAGTATATAAAGTACTTCCGTCAGCTACGGTTCCTGATGTTAATGCTGGAGTAAACTCTAACGGTACTAATTTAGTGCTACCGTCGCTATAATGATTTTCTATAATTAACTCATCATTATAAGGAATAGTTTCTGAAAAACTAATATCTTGTACAAGCATACCAAAACTATGTAATGTAGGTACACCTGTACCTAAAGTTCCTCTTCTTAACTGACCTAGAATATTTCCATTTTTATAAAGATATTCTATACGTTCTCCGTTAATTTCAATAATTCCTGGAATATTTTTTAAACTTAATGGATCTGCTAACACACTTCCATTAGTAACTTCAATTTCTGAATCATAATAATTTAATTCTCTTGCTAAGGAAGTTTGCTTGTCAGAGCGTAATCTCTTATAATGCACCCTATTTAAAATATCTTTAAATTGCATGTAACTAATTGCTTGCTCAGTTACTTGATCATTGAATACTATAATCTCAACTATATCGCTAGATATTAGATCTTCAGACAGCATTATTGATTGTTTTAAAGGATGTAAAGAATAATCTACACTATGAGTTAATAATTTTCTATTCTTAGTTACCCATACATAATCGTCTGAAGACACTGGTGCCTTTAAAGAAAACATACCGGCAGTATTTTTCTTAAATTCATAATAGTCTGCAGACATTGGAACTATTGTACCTTGGGATTCTAATTTGTTATTTGTTCTTTCTACATTAAGGATATCATGATTGTAGTATGTAATAACTTCAACCTCAGTACCTGTTGGATATGACTCTGTAAGTATTAAGTTAGTTACGCCGCCACTGTCAATTTCAATTCTGTAATCAGCATCAGTTAAAATTGCAATAGATAGCACTGTTCCTTCGACATACGAAGAACTTAACAATGTAACCGATATTCCTGCACCATTAAAAGTATAATCAATCACAGGAGATAGCAGCTTACCATCAACATACACTGATAAATTAGAGACAGTTAATGTACTTGGAGTTAACTGATATTGAGGAATATTGTAAGTTAACTGACCTCCACTTAATGTAAAATAAAATGTTCTAGGAGATCTTAAAACTTCTTGTCCTACTCTTACAATTGAATTTCTTCCAAACGGTAATTTTTTACCTATAGGAATAGTAAGAGTATAACTAAACACTTCTTCCTCTGCTTCAAAAGATTCAGATCGAATAATTGACATCTTATCAAGTACTGGTGTTCCTTCAATAATAGGAGTAATTGCATAGGTAATCACAGAATCTAATTCAGGCGGTGCTGCAAATTTTATTCCTAATTTACCTATACTAGATTCTCCATATGATTCATCAGTTTCAAATAAAACATAGTCTATTGCTTCGCCGTTAACTAGAACGAATCCTTCAAAATTACTTGACCAAGATGCTCTAGTTATGAATTCTGTCGAAACACCGTCAGCTATAAAATAATCTAAATCAACTACATTAGATGAATTTAATCCAAAAGATGTAATGTTAACTATCTGTGTATTAGACGCTGCTGCTGTTAACTTAACTTCATTTAGTTTCCAATCGTACTGATAATCAACACCTCTGGTTAAAATTTGATCGTCCAATTTTACAATTAATACAGCATTTCCATTTGGAATCTGATCAAGGGTAAAACTAGATGTTGAATTGTCTCCTTTGTAATTTTTAGAGATAATTTTTGCAGACCCGCTTGTTGGTCTATTATAAACTTTAATTGCTACAGTGTCAGAAATATGTCCTGGTACAACTTCTTCGGGTGCCGAACTTGACGTTGGTGTAACGAATCCGTCACCGTCAATAATAATATCATCTGCATTTAACCCTGTAGCAGATGAATAATCAATTGGTCCTCCGTCAAGACGTATGTCATAGTTAGTTTCTAAAGGTTTATAGCTGCCATCGCTTGTTGATCGTCTTACAATAACAATATCATTGCTGTTAATTGTAATTTTATCTTCGGGGATCACCACTGTTTG